CTCCTCTGGTGTCCCCAAAACCGCCAAACAAGGGCGGACTAAATGGGGCTCCAAAAACAAGAAAGGCGACAAAACCTTCCCTATGGCGGTTTCCTCTTACTGGGAACCGCGATACGCTCTACAGCAGAAGCTGACCACCGCCCGGGGAGAATAAACTCCCTGGGAGGTATAACGACCAGCCGCCAGAGTAGGAAAGCCTGCGTATCTTTGTGCGCGACTTTCGTCGCTCGGCGAACGGGGCAGAGGAATCGCTCCCAGTTAAAGCACCCCGCATCAAGGCTACATTGTAGCCAGCAATACGCGTGACAGGGACATCTTGCCATGCGCTCTTCGAAATCTCCATCCAACTCCAACTCTGTGTTTTACGACAGAATTTAGAGAAGGGTGAAGACAAGAAGACATCGAAGGGAACCTCAAGTGCAGTGTCTACATTACCTTTGTATGGTCGTGTAAAACATAGCTCTTTCGGTATGAGCGACTCAAGAAACTCGAGACACTCATAGAAGATACTTTCCCAAGTACCTTTCGACCTAGCGATGTTGCAGAACTTGAAAACACTTTCGAGTGAATCGAAAGCGTAATCAAGGTTGATGGGTCTAACATCTTCGCCTTCAAACCAATCTGCACCACATGATTCCCTGAACGGACCAGACAAAAAGGTCTTATCAGGGTTAGCTTTGAAGCCGCAAACTCGTAGTAACTCGAGCACGCGGTGTGCCACGGATTGGCGTACAATGATATCGTCTCCATACACCGAATAATCGGGGGAAGTTGACGTTTCTCCGTACGCAACCTGGCACAGCGACGCAAAAATCAGCGTCTCAAGTGGAAAGCAGAAGCCGTTACCCATCGTAGTAAACTTCTCGTAAGTGTGTAAAACACCGTCAAGAAGATAGCCACGAGACCTGGTCTGGTTCAATAGATCGAACCAGTCAGGAGGCAGTATGTTGCGACAGAGTTCTATCGAAATGCTATCGCTAGCAGACGACAGATCTATCGTAACATACGGATCAGCATCATCGCCAAGGCTCCCAAAAAGGGCCAAGCCTTGATTCAGAGTTTGATCCCTCAGATCAATACCGACGCGTTTAAGGCGTTTCCGCATTACTTCGTCGATACCTTTCTGAATGAACCCATTTAGTAAGGGCTCGACTGCGATAGTCCTCTCGGTCTTCGCAGTCTTGGGCACAAACGCGATCTTGTTGTAGTCTACTATACGGGCCTTACTATCAAAACATTGATTAAAATGTTCAGAGTCGTAAGTATAAAACCGTTGTTCGGGATCCTTACAAAGGAGTTCCCGAATATGATCATCGGTTTTGGTTACTGCCCTAGCATAGTAGTACGCGCTCGGAGACACGGTCCAATTCTTCGCGAGTAACTTACGCGCAGAATTGGTAGCATTACCGTGAACCCCGATAGAAGCGCCAGGACCAAAGCTGCAGTGATCCCATATATCAGAGAGATGTAAATCTCCCAAAACATATGAGATCCATGAGCGAGCGCGAGAAAGCGCCTGTTCATGAGGACTCCTCAAAGAATCGAAGAGTCGGAACCTTTTATTGACTCGTTTGCATTTACGCTCGCTTGCCATAAAAGTTTCCAGTGCCCGCTTTTTCGGATCGAACGATACCTTGTTCACCGGAAACGGGTACTTCTTAATTACTGCAGACAACTGATTACACAGCCTATGCTCGGCTGCCGTCTGATACACTGTAGACGAAACGTAATCAGCGAACATCACCATTTCCGTATAGAGCTCCGCGTTTTTTAAGCGCAAAAGCTCACGGGCGTGAGGATGGTCGATGGACCTCAACAACGTATCCAGGAATCGCAGGTAATTAACCCACGACTTGATCCTGAGTTGGCTGTTGTACTTGTGGAGCAACGACAGCTTTGGGAGTTTCTTCACGAATACTTCCTTTAGGTGTGACCGATACTGAAAAAGTACCGGCCGGAACGAGTGTTATGGCGAGTAAACAAAGCGCCATAATACAGACAATTGCCAAGGGCTCTTTCATACGTATGATTAGTACGTAGTGAGGAGATTCTTGACGAGCGTCTTAAACGAAGCATGGGCAACCCATGCGGCGTAATCGTTCACCAAGCTGTCAATGTCCGCAGACGCCGCTCCTACGGGAATTGAGATGGCCAGATCCATGATCGCATCGTGAGATGGGGTCAAGGCGCCGGTCAACGTCAAAGTCCGAACGAGTTTTGACTGCGTACGCGCAACACCGCTAAAAACACTAGTCGGTTTCGCTGCAGTACGTGCAAGCCTGAGATCGTCTTTCAGGCTCAACGTATGAGCAGGACCGGTATAGTTTACAGCGTTAGCTGTATAGCTATCAGCGGCGAAGGCTTTCGCATTGATTGTCAGAGACATAAGGTTATACCCTTAATTTAAAACAAGAGGAGAAACCAGGTAACAACTCATCCGAGCCACGGTCCGCCACCCCCGATAAAACGAGGTTTGCGGGGTGTATCGAATGAGATTGAACCCAACTGCTGAAGTAAAACAGCAATTGCGTCAGCGGCTCTGATCCAATGATCTAAGCGAAAATCGCGTCGTATCACTAAAGTAGAGTCGTACCCGGGAAGTTCACGACGAAGCTCGGTAAATGTGACGGTACAACTGTCACTAACAGAGCCTGTTACGACTTGAGTACTAGAAGCGAGGTTGTCGAGGCCAAGAGGTGATAACACAGCAGTGTTAACAAACTTCAAGGTTCGAGCCCCACCTTTAGGAACCAAGCCTACCCTGGGAATGTTAGCGTAGATAACATCACCTACGTTTACAAACCAATCCACGACGAAAGAATAGTGGGTAAGCTCCCACCCGAGGCCAAGAATATTGTGGTAAGATAAACCCACAGCATTCCACGGACTCTGAACGTACTCGTCTCTATAAGTCACTCGGACATCAAAATTTGCTGCCTTAGTAACTTGATAGCGACATCTGTACGTACTTCCACCGCCGAGGAAAGACGAGAGAGTAAACGATACAACCGGAGCTAAAATACCGCGTGCTCTTGCGGTATATATCTTCGGTTCATGCGTATACCCTTTCTCCAGGGCCTTCATAGCAGCTCTGACATCGCTTATCAATGGAGAGATTCCATATCGAAAGCGAAGCCACTCGGACGACAAGAAACGAATCGAAGCAAGCGAATTTGCGGCGACCTTTCGGTATCCTTTTAGACGTTTTGCATTTCTGCGAAAATCTAAAATGAACTTACGGGTTGAAGCCAGCGGATGCGCTAAATCTTCAAAGGCCTTATCAATTTCGGCTAAGCTTTCTGAATAGTTAGCTAAACCGTTTTGACGATCGCCTAACGCTCTTGTAGTAATTTCGTCCGTCAGTCTCGTTGTGTCAGTAGAATCGAACTGGGCAAAAACAATTTCATTCCCAGTAGGCCATACATTCCCAACAAGAAAAGCGCCTTCATTCTGGTACCAGGATTTAATCCCCGGACCGCTGCAGGCGTCAGCTACTGTCGTAACTCGAAAATTTGTAGAACCTCGAATTTGAGATTCCCATTTAGTCGAGACAAGGGCATTAAAAGGCAACGACTTCCCTTGCTTACGAAGTTTAAAGTAATGCGCCGTAACCTCATCCGTGATAGACTCCGAAGTACCAACCCATTTAATGCCAGCAAAAGATGTAAGGGACTCGGTGCGATTAGCACAGGATACCGGAAATCTTCTGGTTGCAGAATCTGGGCCATACTTAGGGCTACTACGGTGACGGTAACGTGACATTACTAAAGCTCCTGATAGCACTACGAAGAACTTGCCTACGTCAGCTTAGACGTAAACAAGGCCGTGCAACAATGCACGTTAAACCATCCCGACAAATCATCCAGGGTCACTACGGCGGGCCTTAGCCTCACGTTCCAATTTCTCGGAATGTGATGTTCGGCCAACCTCTGCGTTCTTGTCAAATCTCATCCGACCACGTAACGGCATAAAACCGCCATCAAATGAATCAGTCGAGATAAGGCAATCAGAATCATCAAGATCGGTAATGGTAGAAACAAGGCCATTATCTTTCAGATGAAATCTGAGTTGATCATATACTTCCTTGGTATCACAAGTGATATCAAAGTCGCAATCGATCTTCGCACGCATAGTAGTCACCTTTTAGGGTTGATT